GCCCGTAAAAGCAACAACTGTTATAAAAGGAACTGATACCGGTGTTTCGTCGGTATAAAATCGCTGCCAGGTCCAAACGGCATCAAAATTGCCTATCAGTTTTGCACCTGAATTTGTGCCTGCAAGTGTTATTTCAATTTTGTCGGTGCCATTATCGGTAACGGATAAAGTAAACCCTTCCGGCCATGTATAGCTGTTTGCAAGGGTTTCGATATCCGAAATTGTCTTTGTGGAATCGAACCCGAATTGAACTATTTGGCCAAACTGAGCCAGTATGTAAGTAATTTCCGGCAAAAAAGGTTGAACTGGAATCCAATCATTTGCGCCAAAAGGGTTTGTTGGAAGCGGTGTTCGATTGACTGCATCGTTCGCAATCGCCCAATCTTTTGCCCGAATTAACCCAGATGTTGCGGTAAGGCTTGCCCGATCAAACTTGTAGTACGGGTTAAAAAAAGAGGCTCCGCTTTTGTCGTATACATTAAGAGCCTGGATAACTTCCTTTTCGATTGAAAGCACGGCTGAATCAAAGTTTCCGGTTTCCGAAATTGAACCCGGCCAACTGTAGGTATTTGCCGTTACTACACCGTTTAACAACGTTAATTCGACTTCAATAAACTGGTCTGGATTCGTAGCCAAAAGTTGTTTGTTGGCGACCTTATAAACCAGGGTTTGAATTCCAGAAAGGGGAGGAAACGGCTTTGGAGGAATAACTACAATGTCGCCACCGTTTATCGGCAAATTGTAGGTGTCAATAATGGATTTGACTTCATTGATAGCTACAAAGTATTTTAGCCCAACCAAATCGTCCTCAGAAAACTCATTAAAAATGGAATTCAGTATGTCGGACTGGAAATTACTTAGGGGATAAAAACCAGCATTTAAAACGACGGCTTCAAACCGGTAAAAAGGAAATGGCCCCATGTTACGGTATTAAAGTAATTGTAAGAACCCCTGCGACACAGGTTTCATGGTATAAATCGCCAACATTGTCGTTGTAAATCCGTGATGGGAAATCGTTATTGTAAAGAAAATCGTAGTCCGGGGATGCAGTTACGTCTTTCCCAACTGTTCCCGGCATTACAAAAACATTTCGAAGGTTGCTTCCAAATATAAAACTGTTGGAACCTGCCCCTATGACATTGTTCACTGCTCCATCGCCTAATGTGACATAGGCCCCAACTCCAATATCATTTTGAGTGCAACCATTGCCCATGCTCGTGCCGGATACTTCGCCAAACCTATTGCCATTAATTGAATTTCCGTCCCCCTGTTTAGATAAATTCGCATTATTCCCGACATAATTATCTGTAAAATTGTCTCCAATATTTACGTTTGCAAATGGGGCAATGAAATTTCGTATTGCGCCCGATCCAGTTACAAATGCTGTTACAACTGATGAAATCGTATTTGGCTGAGATTCAGAATCCAAGATAAAGGCTTTTGACCCTGAAAATGTTGCATAAGTTGCCCAGCTTCCAGAATGAAAGATACGGGTTATCGTTGTTCCGGGTGTTGCATAAGCAACCGAGCCAATCGTTGCGGTTCCATTTCGGATAAAAACGGTATAGCCTTTGCCCTCAACGGGCGATGGGTCTGTAAAAGTAGCAGAGGCAACTAAGACGTAGGATTCGCCTAAAATTGCGGTTTTATTTGCTGAAATAACGACCTCCAAAGGTTTTAATGAATCTAATTGGTCGTCGTTGAAAGCTTTTTCATCGTCTCCCAAAGTATCTTTCCCTGCCCCAAATGTTGAGGCATTAACTGCCTTAAGCTGTGCAATAGTTTTCTGTGCCATTTTCGTAATTTTTATTCGCCTGTGTGATAATCGCCTAAGTGGTAATCTCCGGCTCGGTAATCGCCCGACAAAGGTGCATTTTTTGCCAATATAAGTTTGAAAGTTGTTTCTCCAGACTGAGGGTCTACAGGCTTATTGGTCGCATCTAAAAGAAATCCGTAAAACGTTTGGTTCCCACTGGTTACTTTCACATACCCGTATCCCAAATTTGCCATAGTCTGAAACGAACAAAGACTTTGCGGAAAAATGAAATCAAAACCAATGGGCTTGAAAAGATACTGGTTCAATCCCTCTGCCAAAATCGCTTCTGAAATGTTGGTGCTTTCCGAAACTGTGCCTTGAATTTCCTGGCTGGCGGTCGGAAAATAAGTGTTGTTGATTTCAGATTCCAGCGTGGTGTAATATTCGCCTGATTGAAAGAACAAGGCCGCTTTTGCATCGGGTAGCCCATAGGTATGCATTCCCAACAACTTCCAAAACCTTGCAGCAATCCGTGCCGGTGTATGTAGGATGTTGTATACCGATTCTATCGGGCTGTTTGTCGTGCCTGCCAAATCGGAACCAACTGAAACTTTCCCGGGCAAAAATGTTACGGAACCGGTTTCGCCAATTACTTCATAGCCAGTTTCTTCAATCGGGTCTATGGTTACGCTTTCACGGTTTAGCCAAATCAGAAATAGGTTGTAGTCATTTGGCCTATCAGATGACCCGGAATCATCTCTAAGGAACTGTAGCCGTCTCGAGAATTCAATTGCATACCCGGAACCAATTATTCCAGACCTAAGATCTTCGACTGTCTTTTCCCCGGACCTGGATTTATTTGGTGTAAAATAGCTCCGGTATGTATGAGGTTCAAAGATTCCGGAAACCGCTATGTTTTTCCATTGATCCGTAAATCCGATTCTGAAATTATTAACCAGCTTCTCGGAAAGCGCATATTGCTTAATTCCCGATACCCTTTCAAAGTCTCCGATTTTGATGCCGTTGTTATAGAAATATTCCATCGGCTCTATTCGAATTTGGTATTGCTGGTAGTATTCAGACCATTCAAATGCCCACCCCAGGTTGAATATTCTGGATAAGTCTTCAAAGAACTTTTTGAAAGTGGTGGTTATCTGCGGGTTTGTTTCTTCCAGTAATTGGCCGTTACGGATGTAAAAGCCGGTTGTTATGAAGTTATTCCACATTAATCCGGAACCCAAAGCAAAGTAATCGGAAACTAATGGGTTGCTGTTGCCGGTAATGATCTCCAATATTCTATGAAGGAAATCGTAGATGTAAAGGCCGTTGCAAAGCGAAGCCGTTGCGGTGCTGAATTCTCTAACTATTAATTTTGAACCAGCAAACACCTTAAAATCACAAAAAACCAACCCAGATGAAGTTTTTACAACCATCTGAATTCTTTGCCCCGAAAGCAATGTTACATTTTGATAAGAAGAAGGTGCGGTAATGTCTAAAGTAAAAGTTTGGCCTACAAAAGTAAAAGCTGGTGAAAATCCAAAGTTTATAAACCCCGCTAAACTGTTATCGGAGTTGTAAATCAATGCTTGGATTCCAAAAAGACCACCAATTCCGCCACTATTAAAAAGGGTTCCTTCAACTTTTACATTAAACTTAAATTCTATGATTCTAGTGTACCCAGCATTATTTTGAAACCAAACATTTGTATCTGCAAGGCTTAAGCCGGTTGAATCAAATGTGTTTCCGAACGGCCCTTTAAAATCTGAATTATCAAAATATATCGGAATTGTTACTCCGTTTGAGGCATTAACATTTACTTCAAGTGAATCTTTACCAATACCCTGCAAATAAAGCTGTTGGCTATGTAACCGAACTTCTGTAAGCACCAACGAATCAATGTCGTCCTGATCCAGATTCTTAAGCGTTAAAAGGTCGATTTCAACGTCTTGCCGGGTTAAAAAGTTTTCCCGAAATGGGTCTTCGATTATTCCAACGGTAATCTGCCAGCCTTGGGTGTCGCAAGTATTTACCTCAGAGTAAATAGCCATGTTGATATAGCCGTCAAAAGAATACGGCAAGCCATTAACAATCTGATTGGATGTGATTTGAAAAGGAATATTGTCGTTTATGAACCCGGAATCAAAGTAAGATTTCAGGATTTTGGCACCTTTTCCAATAAAAGAAATGTCGGTTGTAAAAGGCTGGTCTATGCCATGAAATTCAAGTCGTTTGGCCATGAATTCGACTGCATCCCATCCAATCGGTTCATCAACTTTTATGCCGTCAATAAAGAATTTCCAACCTGCCATGCGGGCAAAGGTAAATAAAAAAAGCCCATCTCTACGATGGGCTTTTTTATGTTGGTTTTTGTAATGGATTAATTATCATATATGTTAAAAAAGCCGATTGCACCACCCAGTGGGGTAAATGCCCCAGCCGTGTAAAGAATTTCGGCCTTTCCAATTGGTTCCCAGTTGCAAGTACACATTTTGTAAATACATCGGACTTCTCCAATCAACCACAAAACCAAAAATAGAATGTAAAAAATATAGGTCGCTAAAACAGTTTTCATAAGTTTTCCCTTGTGTTTTAATTTGCAACAAAACTAAATAAAGAATCGGACAAACAAAAAACAAAAAACCCGGCTGAAATTTCTTCCAACCGGGCCAAAACAAAATGTAAAACAAAAAGAAAAAACCAACACAATGCTGAATACAGAGCGACAAAGGTAACGCTTTTTATTTATTTCTAAACCTATTATTTAATAAAGTTGTCGTCCGATTTTGGGTTTTAACCGCTTTTATAAATCCACGTTCATCCAAAGAAATAGCCGCAACAGGCATCTTTGAAAGGGTTTTTTCAATGGAATCCAGCTTCGAAACAATCTCATAACCAGACCTATCCTTTTTGGTCGAATTGGCATAAACCAAGCTAAGTGCCTGTTTATCATTTAGCCCCAATTGATTATTTGGAATGATTTGTACGGGTTCATCAAATTGTGCAAGTGTAGCAACTCCAGGAGTAAAATACACTTTTCCAGATTCAGTTATTACCTTTTCCGTTCCTTTTTCCCCTACAATGGCAGTTCCCTTAAATGGTTTGCCCTTTGTTCCTTCTGCAAATTCAGGTACCGGCTGAGCTAAAATCAATGCAGTTTGTGCGGCTAAGGCGCCAAGGGTCAAAGTCAGATTTGCGGCTGTCAATGGTAGCCCGGCTGTGTATTCAATAATGTATGGCGCTGCCTGAAATGCTGCATTTGCGATGGCCTGTTGTTGGTTGGCCTTGAATTGCTTAATTCTATACTCCCGGTCGGCTGCTGCTCTACGTTCTTCGATTTGTGCCAGCTTTTGCGCATTTTCACCTGCCAGCCTGGTTTCTTCGTCAAATCGCTTTACCTTTTGGTTGTATTCATTTTGATCGTATTGACTTTGAATATTGAAAAGAGCGTTGGTAGTATCCTGAGCCAACCCAAATGCCTGTCTGATCGCTTCTTCTCTTAATTGCCTTTGCCGTTCGATTCTTGCCAGTTCTTTTTTGTGGAACTCTTCCGATTGCTGATCGATGGCAGACATCATTTTTTTGTTGTCGGCAACGGTTTTATCCATGGATTTTGCCTTTGCATCTTCCGCTTGCTGTCGTCTTTTTTCAATATCGGCTTCCGATTCTTTATAAAGCTGCATTTCCTGAGCCTTATACCTGGCATTCAGTTCTTTCGTAGCGATTTCGAATTCTTGGCCTGTAATTCGGATTTCTTGCTCCGTAATAGCAGCACCCTTGGTCGCAAATTCTTTTTGTAGCCCAAGTTTTGCATTTAAAAAGAGCTGTTCGGCTTGCAATCTGGCATTGGGGTCGTTCGCCAATGTTCCAAGCAACTCCTTTTCTTTCCTATCCAATTCCAGCAACCTCAATCGCAAATCGTACTGTTCTTTTAGGGCTTTTAGTTCGGCATCCGTAAGCTCTTTTTTTACTTTACCGCCCTCGACTTCTACCCCTGCAATTTGAGTAAGCAGAGTTTCTTGTTCTTGTAAAATAGCAAGTTTTCTTAGCCCTCTTTCTAAATCAATCTTTGCCCTATCATTTACAGCCCCAGCCGCCTGAATTCTGAAATTTGCGTTTTTTACAAACTGCTCCTCAATTTTTTTGTCAATTTCCAAGAGCAATTCACTTGCGGCCCTTCTTCTGGTTATCTCTACATTTTGCTGGATTGATACATCAAAAATCTTTTTTGCAATATCGGATTCTGTCTTTTTGAGAGCAATATTTTCAACTGTTTCCTTTTTTGCAGCCTGACCAATGCCAGCCAATTGATTAGCTATTCCAGCCGCCAAATCATAAGAACCTTTTAAAAATGGTTGTAGCTTATTTCCAATTGCTAAAATCAAATTATCAATGGCGGAATTAAACCGGTTTTGGCTATTCACCATCCCATTCAAATTCTTTTCAGATTCGGGACCAAAAGTTTTTTCCAGTTCTTTGGCAAACGCTGGCAAAGCCTCCTTAGAAAGAACCTGGCCTTGCTCCAGCATTTTGTTAAGCTGCCTTTCGTTCACGTTCAGAGCCTTGGCCATAATTGAGAATGCGCCTGGTATTCTTTCTCCTAGTTGGCCCCTGAGTTCTTCTGCCTGAACCGTACCCTTTGACATCATTTGTCCCAGGGCCAAAAATGCGCCTTGCATCTGGTCGGCTGTTAATTTCAGCACAGTACCGGCTTTGGTAACGGCTTCAAATTGTCGGTTGGTTTCTTTTTGGCTTTGTCCGGCTAAAGTCGAGGCGGTAAAAAAAGACTTATAAGCCTCAGTGGTCTGTGCCAGTGCCAGACCGTACTTTCGGATAAGGTCGTTTAGAAATTGCTGATTCTTTGCGAAATTTTCAGCATTTCCAGAAGCAAATTGAATGGCTTTGTTGTAACCCTCAAATTTAATCGTGGTTTCAATCAGCCTGTCTTTAAATGCGTTAATGGCCGTCAATGAAAAGTATGCAGCCAATATGCCAGCCCCAGACCTTGCAATTGAGGTCATGCCATTAAGTTCAGTTGCCGTTGATTTTATCGCAGCTGCCCCTTCTTTTCCGGTTTGATTTAGGGATTCATTGAGCTTCTTACTGTCGGCAACTGCTGCCTTTTCAGCCGCATCCAAGCCCAACATTTCATTCCTGGCCTTTGCAATTTGTTGCGTATCCAAGACGTAGTTAATTACTACATTATTCGACGATAAGGTGCTCAATTCATGTTATCTTTTGGCTTTAATTGCTGCCAGCCAAATAGAATAGTCTAAATAGAACTGGTAATAGGAACGTCTGACCAGTTGCTCATAACTGACATTGATTCCATTTGCAAATCTAAGTCTTTCTTTATATCCGGACTTAGATTTTGCGAGTTCATCAAAGTAGAATGAAGCTCCATTGTTTTCAGATTTAACACCGCCACCGCTTTCAAAGAGGTCTGCAAATTCTGTTGTAACTCTTTCGAGGATGGTAGATACTGATTTTGTGGCAGTTGCAAAAAAAAACTTGCTACATCGGAATTTGAAGCCCAAAATTTGATCTTCTCAACATTGTACTTAAAATCGTAGCCAAAAGGGTCTTCGTGTTCATCGAAATACTTAACCGTAGCCAATTTTATTTGGGTGTCCATGCGAATGCTCAACCGTTGGGCTTGCTTCATGGATTCATTCAGAACCCCGATTTGCAGCATCTTTTTTTCAACGGTCAATTTCGGGTTTGTAAGTAGGTCTTCAATGGCTTGCCAATGCTGATCTAACATAGCCGGGTTCATTTGATAATCAAGTTCCCGGTAAATCATTTTAGCAGCCTCAGCACGTTCCCATGAAATCATGATATCCTGATTCCAGCAGAAATAGTTTTTGTCGCCTGATCGAAAAGCAAATTCAATTTTTGGCCAATGGGTCTTTTCGCAATTACCCTGGTAAACTGGCTTAGTCTGGTTGGATGAATCGGTTGAAACAGGCATTTGTGAAGTAGATCCAACCGAAACAGTAGATTGATTCAGTAATTTGCTGATTAATTGGCGCATAGTGCAATATTAAAAATAACCAAGGGGAAAGGCAAAAAGGGCAGTTGCCTAAAGGATTTGAAAAGTGTTCAGGTAGTTTATTGATCGTATTTGAATACCATTTCAGATACGGCACGTTATAAATCGCATAGGTAAAGAACCATGCGAAAAGAGCCGTCGAAATGGCTTCAAAGATTAGGGTTGGCATTTTTCTTAAAAAGTTTTCTGAAAATAACCCTTACAAGGACATAAAAAACATATAACCAATGAAATTGAATTCCAATTTGGCTGTCTTTTCGGACCTCTTTCATGTACCAAGGTAGCTTTGTCATTTCTTCACTGGTTTTTTAATTACCGGTTTCGGTCTTTGAATTTTCGGGCAGTTGCAAGCCATTATTTCAAACTGGCTTTTGATTTGTGAACCTTAACATTTCCGCATTGCGAACGAACCCAAAGATCGTCCCCATCAATTTTATAGATAACCCCGGAACATTTTGAACCAGACGAACGGGTATATCGAACTGTTTGGCCTTTTATGAATTCCATCAGTTCAGAACTCTTAAGACTACTTCCCCATGCTTGTATTTTCCGCACAAATCCCACTTCTCAACTTCGTCATCAAACTGAGATCGTAGGATGTACCTGCATGGAAGAGCTGTAGTGCGCTCAATTCTCACGACTTTGTATTCCGAAATGGTTTGCTTTTTTGAGCACGAAAAGAACATTAGGCAAATCGATGCCACGGCAATTGCCAGAAGGAACCTGGCTAAGAATTTATGAAAGCTGTTCATTTTGAATCAAATCTTTGGTTTGAAAAAAAGCCGTCAATGCAACATCCAATACAGGTTGGCGCAATGAAGCCGGCAATGGCGACTGTCGCATTAAAGCAGCCAAAGCATTGTCCAAAAAGAAACCAGGATTAAACTGGTTGGAATCAATGAGTTGGTCTATCCAATTGCGCTTATAGTGGTAGCCTTTTTTTGGTTCCGACCTTGCGATTCTTTTCAACACCAGTTCATCGACAATTTTAACAATTTGCTTTTTGAACTCAGGATGTGAAATAACATCCAAGTCTCTGATTTTCTTTTGCTCTGTTACCGTTTCCACTGGCTTTGTTTCTTCTGGAAATCGATTGACGGTTGGTATAGGAGTTGGCTTGTCAAGCATTTCGCCTAAACCAACACCGGAGCCAATGACCGCTACTTTTCTTTTTGATTTTGTTGTTTCCACTATGCTGAAATTGTTATCGAATTGACCTCAGAACCGTTCTGAAATTCAAACTCGATGCAAGTATAGTTATTTCCGTTGGTTGCAACAAATGGAATTATCTCGGCCGATTCCAGATCAATAAATTGAAGCTGATATGGACCGCCATAAGCCGAAAAGAAACCGTCTGGAAACAGGGTTAGATCAACGGTAACTGAACCATCTGTAATTTCACAAGGCTGTCTGAAATTGACCTTCTGAGCGTTTGAAATCGAAAGAATTATATCCGATGGAACATATCCAACCGGAACTTTTACAAGCATTTCGGCAAAGCAAGCCTGAAAAGGTTGGCAGATTTTAAAACAGGAATGGCAGGAATTACAATTGTTCACCGGAGTATTTGTCAAGATTATATTGTTCCGCAATTTCGGCAAAATTCCCATAAATAAAATATCGGTAACAATCCAGGGCGTGAGAGCGCAACGGGTTTTTCTTTTTCCAAGGATCAAGGCTTAGATTTTCAAGTTTCGCCTCTTTAAAATCATCAATCAGTTCTTTGCAGTCGGGTTCCGAAATCATAATCTTGGATTTTTTAAAAACCAGGTCCGAAATGATTTTGGTTGCCAAATGGGATGGCGCCGACCTGATTACTTGCATCTGCAGGTCTGGAATTTTCATAGTCGCCTGAATAATTTGGTAAGCCGAAATGTTATTTTTTGAAGTTGCAGTCCTATGGCTACCAGCAGGGTCTCCGTTGATTACATAAATCATTTTTGGGTACTCAAGCATTATCATTTTACAAAGGTCTTCAAGGTCTCCGATCCGATACACCTTCATTATTCTGATAGTAGCGTAGTACGGTTCGCCCGGTGCATTCTTTGCGAACTGAAACAAAACGCAGGTGTTGGTATTGTTAAAGTCGAAAGAACAGTAAAGCGAATATTGGGGCAACCCTTTAAATCTGCCATTAAAACAGTGCTTATCGGACTTAAAATATCGGGCAAAAAGTGATTCCCGATCCCAAACACCCCATTCGCCCAAAGCATATACATCGTGGTAGGTATCATCTACGTCTCGAAGTGCTTCCATCCTGGCCGAATATTCAAGATCCAGTTTGTCCAGGTTGTCTTTGTAGGTCGCCTTAATAATTAAAATAGCATCTTTTTCGTTTTCAGGTGGTTCATCAAAGAATCTCTTTTTGATCCAGTGCGAATCTGATACCGGGTTGAATGTAATAAAGAACCGCTTTTTATGAACCGACTTACCACGAAGGCGCAATGTAATTTGGGTAAAGTCGTCCAGGCTCAATTCGGTCGCCTCTTCTATCCAAATGTATTTAGCCTGGCTAAGCGACTTTAATTTTTCCGGGTCATCGCATCCAAGAAAGACAATGCGATTGGTTCCGCTATGGATTTCCAAATAGCTGCTTTTTGCAGTTACATTGCCCGATAGTCCCCAATCTGCTATCTTATTTTTGAAATCGGCAAAAACTGAGTTTCTAAGGGTTCCGGCAACTTTTCGGATCACAAAATAGGTTTGGTTTTGATTTACCGAATGATTCATTATTTCGGATAGAAACAATTGAATCATGGTTTGGGATTTGCCCGAACCAGCACCACCGTAAAGAATATTATAGGTTTTCGGGGAAAATACCGCTTTCAGATATTTTTCAGTCCATAACTTACGATTGCTTAAATCTACTACCGACACGAATTAGCACATCAATCAAATTTACTCTAAATCTTCGCTTATCGGTTTCGGCAAAATCACGGTTCCAACGATTCCGGATAATTCCAATTCAGATTTTGGTTTTCCATAAGCCCGATCCAGAAGCAGTTCAGCAGCCCGAACATCGCCTTTGATAGCTTTGTTGCGTAATGCCATTAGAATGGCTTCCGCTGCGGTTTTACCGTCCTTTTCATCTCCAAGTACGTTTGCCAGTAGTTCCCGAAGTTCAGGAATCTTTTTGGGCCTTCCTTTCGGGTTTCCCGACTGGCCTTTTTTGAAAGGCTTTGCATCTTTGTAAATATCTTTTCTGCCAGCCATTTTTAAACTGTTTACAAACTGATTTGGCGATTCATTTTGCCTTGTAAATTGTATTTAACAATCTTAAAGGGGCTTTCTTTTGAAGCTACAAAAATACGCTTGAATTTCTTCTTTTCGTTTGTTATCAATTTGCCGTTAGAATATCCTACTTCTGATTGATCTACTGTGCCGGAAAAGGTTTCAGAACCGATAAACTTACCATTCTGATAGTATTCAATAATGTGCTGATTTAAAGACTGAAATGATGGAGTATGCATTTTGTTTTTTGTTTTGTTGGTGTAAATATAAAAACATTTTGAAATATTTATTTTCTATTCTTACTTTCTTTTAAATTGTTTCCAATCAACAAAATGATGAATGCGATTGAACCGGATAACTGTTTTGGCATACTGAGGCCATTGAGCTTCCAACATTTTGGCCTTTAACAGCTTCTTTTTAGGATCGTTGCCTTTGTAAAGTTCGTCCTGATTGCCGCCTTTCATTTTGACTATTGTACTGGTTTTATCTGCCATGTAATAAACACAACTTGCTGTCTTATACCCATTATGAAGAACCTGAATACATAAATCTACATCTTCATTATATTTTAACCTCCAGCGAAAAGGCAAATCATTACGAATTAACATAGCCGAATAAACGTGGCAATTTTCCTTAAATGGTTTTTTTGGTGACTTTACGACAAAATTAGGTTCTTCAAATCCGTTAATTGCAATATCGTTTTTATCTGAAAATGCTTCAACAAATCTAAATGCAGGGGCTAAGTCTAATATTGTTTCTCTTTTGCCATTTATCCATTTTTTAAATCGGATAATGTTATCATCAAAAATCCAATGATATTTATAGCCTTTTGATTTTGCATGCTCCCAACAAAAATTTCTTGCCGGATAACTGCCCAAACCAAGATTTGCAAAAGGCAAAACCAACAAACATTCTAAGCCTAAATGCATTTCATATTGATTCTTTTCCTGTGGTTCAATCACAATAAAAAAAGAAAGCCCACATTCAGTAAATTTTTTAGCCGTTAAAGCACTGTCAGCCCTTCCTTTGCTGACAATGTAAATCGGGTACTTAGGTTTACTTTCCATCCGTTTGCAAATTTTACGAACTCTAAATTATTTGAATTAAGCCAACTTTGGGCTTCTTCTGGTCCGTCAAAAACCAAGACCACATTTTGCAGACCGCTAGCAGCCCCAACCGGATCAAATTCCTCGTTTAAATCCAAATCGTCCTCATTCATTCCATTTAGATCAGAACCAGCGGCCCAATTAGGAATATCCAACCCCCATTTATCCAGATCATCGGCCTCCCATTCATTTGCAAGCATTCCCCAGTCCCATTCACCAAAGCCTACATTGTCTTTAATGATAAACTCCTTTTGCTGCTGCTCTGACCAATCAACAACCTGAACTGGTACTTCTTTCCATCCGGCTTCTTTCATCGCCTTGAGCCTCATATTACCCCCTAAAACAACAAAGTCCTGATTGACTACAATCGGACGAACATTGGCCATTTCAGGAAATTCTTTCAGGGATTGAACAAGCTTGGTGAACTTGTCATCTTTGATTAACCTGGGATTATTTGGGTTCGGCTTTACATCTGATATTTTAACGGTTTGAACCGACATAGTTTACAAGTTTAATTGCTTTCATCGCTGAATAAAGCCCAAAGATATGAAATTGGATTTGCAAATACTTTAAATAAAAAAGCCAAAGAGTGCTGGACACACTCAATGGCTTATGGGATAGAATTCGCTGTTGGACGCACCGAAAAAGCAGGGCTTGTCACCCTTGCTCGATCCCTTTTTGTCTTCTGCAAAAGTAGTCAGAAATTCTATTTCTTTTTCAATGCCTACATTTTTGTAGTTAAAATGCTTGTTCATTGCATAGTAAGCTTCATGCGCCGATCTTCCAACTATCGTATTGCCATCTTGCTTGACTTCGATATAGCTACAGGAGTGTCTTACGCCTGTGTTTTCAAAGTGCGTATCGCTGGTTAAATCTGGTTCAAAATCAATTCTCATTATTTTCTGGTTTAATCAGTCTTTATGAAATATCCACGGCTTTGGAGCATGGCCATCAAAATCAGTAATTTCCGGAAACCTTTTTTTATCCATTATTTCGGAAAAACTTTCTGGATTTTTGCAAATATCACATTCGCATTTGCCCAAAACTTCCTTAATAACCCGTTTGATCGCAAGATCAATTCGTGCTATGTGGGATACAGACACCCGATAGCTAAGTGTATTTGTTTTAGGGCCGGACGGTCTCCCGGCCCCTGGTTTGCGCTTTCCTGTTGTTGGGATTCCTTTAGGCATTTTCGTTATATCGTTTTTCTCCAAGTTCTAAAACCTTGTCCCTGATTAGATCAAAATGAAAGAATCCTCCTTTTCGAATTTCCTGAGACACAAACCAAAGTGCATTGCATATTGGCTTTCTTGAGCTAAACCAATAATGAAAACTTTGAATTTCGCATCCAATTGATTCTCTTTCGTCATTCCGGATTTCTTTTTCTACTCCAGACCATTTAGCGGCCCATCTGATTATTTGTTTCATTTTTATTTAACTTCTTTAGTTGCGTATTCATATTGAGTTCCCGAAATTGCTTCGTTTATATTATCAGTTTTTATTGTGTTAACAAGTTCTCCCGCTTTATAAGCGCCCTGATCTTTTGCCGATCTGATTTCATAAACTTTGGCGTTTTTTTCTGATTTAAAGATTAAAGTTTTCATTTTGTCTTTTTGTTTTTGTTGAGACAAAGGTAGCACCGTTTTTTAATTCTGCAAACTTTATTTAAAAAAAGTTGAAAATATTTTCATCGGTTGCGTTCCCATTGAATATTTGAAAATTCAAATACTTTTGCATTTTTACTCCCATGACCAGAATACAATCCATTTTGCATTCCATCACGACCGCCCCAGACTACTACTACCACCATTTCTTTTGCCCAGTTAAAAGAGATACGATCCTACTGGCATATTCAGCAATTGCGATTAGCTGCAGTTGGTGCTTAAATGAAATCTCTGTTTTCCTGGAATACTTTTCAGCAACCTGGGCAATGGTGGCAAAAGTTATTTCGGCTTTAACGCTGCTTATGAACTTCGTTATGGTGCTCCTGGCTTTATCCAAAAGAATTCGGGACTGGGGCATAAAAGAGCCGGCTGAGGGGCAAAAAGAATTTGACAAACACAACAAATCTAAGCCATGAAATACTCCCTCATTTTCCTCCTCCTTTTCAGCTGCTCCCAATATCAGCAACCATCAGAATACGACCATGCACAGGATAGTGTACTGAGGTCTCAACTGGTTGCTTTACAAGATAGCAATCGAGTGTTGAATTCTAAGATTCAAAGGCTGGATTCTGCCGTGAGAATCCTTTACCCAAAGGTTAGTAAGCTGGATTCTGCTGTAGATAATCGACAGTGGAAAAGAGACAGGGCCGCAAGACGTGGTTTGTTTTGGGGTGGAATTGCTGAAAAACTTGTGAAATGAAATATTACCCAGTATGGAACCAACTATTGAAAAACTAAAGGCCGCTTACGAACGTCTGGGCTATCCATGGAATCCAAAATTCAACCTCATCGCTATACGGTCGGCTACGTATAATACGAATTCTTTCAACGACCTTATCGGCTGGGCCAATGATAAGGAGATTTGTTTCTTCGAGGGAACCACCGATCCTGGATTTCAAAAATATGGCGATGCGGTACCAGAGGGAACGGCTGTTATGAAAGCTGGCTTCTACCCTAGACTATTGGCCAAGGGGTTCCACAAAGGCCGTAAGAACCACCCTGCCTTAATTCAGGTTGGCAAGGCATGGTTTTACCGAAAGAAGGGCGACAAGCTGTTTGATAGCTCTACTCTTTTTGAAGGCATTATTGGGGCCAATCTGCATTCCACTGAGCCAAATTTTACACCAAAGAATGTTGATGATTTTTCAAAGGCTTGCTTGGTAATTCGTCGTTGGCTTTCTCACCAAAAGTTGCTAGCGGCTTGCGATGCTTCCGGTTTGGATGTTTTTGATCTGGCTTTGTTGCAGGAAAAGGAGTTAGATTGCTAGGTTGCTGGTGCTCCATTGCCTGCCGACACACGAACACAATATCCTAAGTTACCATCCGCAGCCTTTTTTTGCTGATAGGTTTTATCCATAGTAATGTAAAAGAAAACCTTTGGTAGTTGGTCTTTCGTCTTGTTTATCTTCGTCAAATACTGCTCATAAAGCAAGTGTTTAGCGATTGCATCTTCTGTTTTCTCAAACACTTCCGAAAGTGGTTGAAAGTCTAAGCCGTTTTCTTTTGGCTCTGTCATTAGTTTTTTATAGGCTGCTACTGCCTCTGCTGATAAAGTCATATTTTTGTTTTTAAATTGTTTCTAATCCTACCCGAAGGCAACGAGAGGATAACAGCACATACACGCTATTTTGCCATCATGTAATCTCAAATTCTTTTCCGCATTCTATACATCTTCTTTTCCCCGTCTTTGGATTATAAACCGTGCGATGATGGCAAAACTGGCGCACAACAGGCGGTTTGCCGTCAGCGGACGTTTCGTTTTTCAATTCTGTTTTCATTTTATCTTTAGTTTTGCGGTATGAACTTTCAGAGATGGATGGAGGCCGTTTCCTTTGCGGTGGTTACCCTTATGACTGGAGGGCTTCTCATTGGCGTTGGCTGGCTTTATAAATTTGAAAAGATTGACAAAACCGATACCATCCTGATCTATGTTTTGGGCCAGTTTATTACCGGTTTTTGGGACATGGTTAAAAAAAGGAATCGCATAGAGGTCCCGCCTAAGTCGCCTGTTGCCGAAACAAAGGAGTAGTCGGTTGGTCATGATACCTTTATCAACCAATTGCTATCAAATCTCCCTTCCACATTTTTGAGCGAAACCATAAATCGAGATTCGCAGTTTCTGTCGTACACAACCTCTTCAACAATGAGGTCTTTGCCGTTTAGCTTTTGGCTATGACCATTGATTCTAACCACATCTCCCGGCTGTAGGTCGCAAATAAGTTTTACGTGTGTTGAAACTTGGACTGTCATGGCTTAGGGTTGGTTAGTATTTATTCGCAAAGTTTATATTCTTCTCGCTCAGCACCCCAAACCCCTCGACAGTTATCAGGTCGGCTGGCACAAACACTGGCATTAAATCCATGTCATAAGTCTGAACCACCCCTTCTTCGCAAAGCTCTTTTAAGGCCCTCGACATAGCTTCTGGCTGGACATCTGGAAGCGCTTTATGCAGTTCAACTATTCCAAATGGAATCAATGTTGATCTCAATTTTGAAATATGAACCGTGATTCCAGATGGCGGGAGTTTGGCCCTGAGATGGACCAGGATGTCGATGATGGTTTCGGTCATTTTACAATCACTTTTTGAAATTCGTCAATCCAATTTTGCCGCAAATCGCCGGACAGCCGTTCGCCGTATGTTGCTTTGGCAAGTCCGGTTTTAGGGTCTTTTTCAATTATGTGCCTGATCGGCTTGCCTTGTGAATCAAAGGATTCTATGGTGTCGCCAAACATAATTGGGGTGCCATTAAAATCCTTAAAGCCGGTTTCCTTCTCCCTTTCATCGAGGCAGTAGGCTGCGAAGGCGATTGATTCCGACTTGCTATTCTCATACGAAATAGTTTTTGATTTGACCCACTTCTCAAACAATGCGGATGCTTTTTCTAGGTTGTTGCTCATGGCTTACTTTTTCTTTGTGGCTAAAATTAAAATGCCCAGAACTACAAGGGCTGTGAATAATCCCAAACTATCCACAATGACAGCTCGGATGTCTTGCATGGTGAGGATCATTTCAATGTTATTTTCAAAGTTTCTGTATCTGGCATAGTCGTGGAATGTACCAGTTCTATCTTACATACATTTTTTTTGACCAATGAGGAAACAAGGGATTCCCTTACCTTATCTACCTCATTACCGTATTTGTCCATGAGTGTTACAATTCGCTTAGGGTTCCCTATTTCGTCAAATACAGATACGTAGTGGCCTTTTTTTAAAAGCTCTACAAGCTCTAATTGTCTTACGCCTAGTCTCATGGCTTAATCAGTTTTCTCTGTCTGGAAAAAAAGCGGTCTGGTCTTTCACCGGAGAACTTAATAGGTGTTCGTATACCTTTTTCATTACTTCCTGATCGTGCTCAGTGAATACGTGCGGAAAACCGTCTTTAGACATTGCCACCAAACAAATTGGTGTTAGGTTTTTTCTTAAGCACAGTTTCATCCAGTGCCTTAGTGTTTTTTCGTCTTGTGTCATTTGTTAATCAGTTAAATCTTTCATCAGTTTCTTTGGTTGGTCTTTTTCCGGAAACGCATTCAACTTTTTATCCATAATATCTAGTATATTTTCCAGAATGGCCATTACTTCTACTACCTTCTGCTTTTTTCATAACGTCTCCTTAAATTTTTCGGCCAATGATTTCATGTGGTCACGATCAATCCAATGACTGACATCCTCCATTAGTTCCCTGGGTATCATTTGAGCATTCTCAGCAGCGTATTCAAAGGCTTTGGCGAGAAGGTCGGACACAGCATCTTCTATCTGATCGTCAATGAGATTATCAAGAATTATTCGCAATGGGTAACCACCGCAATCCTGCTGAAGAAACTTTTCAAATGGGCCGTTGGTCGGTTCTGATGTAAAGCCTTTCCGCTCCCGAACTTTTCCGATCTTTCGTTCAAATACAACCTTCCCCGATTCGGTGCTTACAAACTTGATGCTTTTGTCGTGTTTGCCGTCGTCTGTCCATAGGAATTTTACCGTTGCTAATTCGCTGTTTGGCCTCCCTGCCATAGAAATGTTTTTGGCCTTTACGCTTGAAAACATATCCGAAACAATTTTCATCCACGCATAAAAATCTGCCGATATGTAGTCAATATTTTCTGGCGTTATGGCATTGATAAGTTTTTCAAACGAGTCAATCTCAAAAGTATTGCCGGTTGGTTTATAGTTATTTTTCATTTTTCAATCTTTGGTTTACAAGTTTGCTTGCTACGTATACCGGAATAAAATACTCCTCTGCCTCTATACGAATACCCAAATCATCCAGACAAATCACCCTAGCCATTTTTTTCAGGTGAGATAGGGCGGCTTGTTCTGTGGAAAAGCAGGTATATCCCCACTCTTTTACCTTACCGGCCGGCTGAGATGCTACACTATTCGGGGAGCACCAATAAACATCCTGTTCTGGATCAGTAATTTTCGCCCCATCGGCTGTAATCAATTCAAAAGCGGGATTGCGCATAAATTCCAGAAACTCTTTTACATCCCTTCTATCCACAGAAAATTCATGCAGGAACATCTCCATATCTTCTTCTGTCTGGAATTTCCATGCTGGTTTGTCCTCAACGGGAATGCCAACGTTTTCAATAAATTCTTCTGAGAGTGGGACAATCGCTTGATTTTCCACCAACCATTCAGAGGCGGGGATGATGGTGTATCCAAGCGAATAGCTCCGAACTCCAGAAGCGTATATGTTTTGATTTTTACAGGAAACACAAGCGCCGACCCCTAGTCTGTTCCATCCAAAATTCAAGCGTTTTCTTTCGTCCCCCTCCACTCCAAGCGCATCCAATACGGCTTCGTATTCAGCTTTGGTGTTACATTCTATTTCCGTCTTTTCCGGCAGTGTTCTTTTTTTCATGGTGTTTTTGTTTGTTAATATGCAAGTTGGCGGTAACCCTAAAAGACATTTCCGATAACAACAGTATCTCTACCAATTGCATCTAATAGAGGTATTGTTTCGCCATCTTCGGGGTGTTTATAAACTGAAACAAACATTGCGTCTTGAAATTCTACAACAGAAGAATAACCAGGACAAATATGTAATTGGTCGCCTTCAAAAATTTCAGTTCCGTTTTTGTCCTTAAATCCGGTTGATTGCCTTATATATTTTATTGGCAAAACATCCCATACATCACATTTCTGATGGATGTTTGGTATTTCGTGCAAGTGATAAACTTTTTTAACAGTTCCGTTTACACTTTCAAATCCGTATTCAAATTTAATTTCTCTATTCATTTTATTTTTATTTGTGAAGAATGGCAGCCGCTAAAAAGTGCTATACAATTTAACGGCTGACGTGCTTCGGCTAAAGCCCCTACTCCCACCCCTCCTTTACACTTTCGATTACCCGTTTTCTTTATTAGAAATTTTCTTCCCCCAAAGCGCATCTTTTTTCACCGCTTGCTTGACGAAAAATTCGGCTTGCTTTTTTCGGTCCCGATCTTCCCTGACCGCAATTTCTTCTAAAACTGCAACCACGCTTTCTGGAATCTCAATGCTGAACCTGACTTGTTTCTCTGCCATCCCTTATTTAATTAGTTTTTTAAATTGACTCAACCCGTAAGCATTTGTCTTTTCCAGAATTGGCAACAACTCACTTACTTTAATTTTTTCGCCCGCAATCCCATTTTGATTCATCCAGCCCCTTACACCCGATTCACAAGCCCCGGTGATTGCCCGATAGTGCGGGATAGTAATTTCCGAATCCAGGCTAATCGGATCGCTTTTTAGCTTCTTTTGCTCAAGTTTATAAACCAAATCCTCTTTGGCCTTTTTAATTGAATCTCCGTGCGAGAAATTACCGTTCCCATCGGTAACCATGTATTGATACTCTGACTTGCCAATTACCTTTAAGTACCATACCGAACCTCGTTTTTTAACGACCTCAGAAAAAATGCCGTCAGCAGAAATGAAATGTTTCCCATCCTTTTTCCACTCAAACAACGGGATGATTTGGTTTTCATATTGTGAAATATCCCAGCCCTCTGGAATACTAGTGAGCGAGCTGAGGTAAAGATAGCCGCCCACCGTTGGATTAAATCCCTCTGGAATACTAGTGAGCGAGCTGAGGTAAAGAT